ACATAGTTCTTGACTTTACCTGTGATGAAGCTTTAAAAGCTGCAAACTGGTTAACTCAAGCTGTCGATAACGCCAAACTAGACGGAACAAAGATTCGTGTCTATAAAAGCAAATCAGATTATGATGAAGTTAGTGGTTTTTCGCTTTGGGGCGGTATGTGGGGCAACTCTGGCAGAATACAGCCTATGCCTCATAAAGAAGCTTCTGAGAGGACTGTAGATGTACCAGCGAACCAGCCTGAGCTACCAGATGATCTTCCTTTTTAACTATGAAACTAATTTCTTTTCCTGTTAACCCTTATGTCGGGCAAATCTTTTATGAACCAGAAACAGAAAAACTCTATGAGTTTTGCGAGGTCACAAGAACAGATGAACTTAATGGCAAGGTTGTTGAAACAGCTATGTGGTTCGATATAACAGAGAAAGATTTAGTCCCATAAGTAGAGGCATGATGATCTTTCATCGTAAGATCAAAAGCTGCTCTTTTGTAATTTGTGAACATTTTGCCCTTTAATGTTCTTTGGTTGCACTTTACAAAAAGATATGAGTTCCCTTCGAGGATTGCTGTCGGGCAAGAGGTTCTCTAAGCCTCCAATATTAGGCAGTAATAAGCGATAAAAGTCTGTAAGACCTCTACTTTTTCCCAAATATTATATATCTTAAGCGATCCCAAAAGGTCGCTTTTTTCTTGCTTAGACGTTTTTCTAACTTATAAACGTAGGCTTGCTGTGATGCTATGACCTCAAGTGAAGTGCTTACAAAGTGAGCTTGCTTTGCATTTGTTTTAAGTAGCTTGATTGCATAAGGCTTTAGCAGTTCAATGTCCTCTAGTTTCTCAATAAACTGTATAGACTTTTGCACCTCAAACTCACCCTCAAGGCTGTAAGTAGATGTAAGAGCCTTGATAATATCCATCACTTAACTGGAAATAGTTTTTCTTCAATCATCTTTACTATGGCATCATCAACATCATTGTCAGTTTTTGCCACCATAGCCTTGAGTAGTGACAATGCTGCTTTCCGCAAAGATTCTGATTTTCCAAACTTGATAAATAGATTGATTAGAAATTTAGACATGATTTGTTTGTTTTTCCAAACATAGCTAAAATGCCAGTATTAAACAAGAAACCTTAATCTTATGGAAGAAGAAGAAAAAGAAAGTCGGGATTATTTTGGTCATGGGATCAGACTTTTAATTTTGGTTTGGGCTTTATCAGTGATGACTTTGGGATACATGGAAAAAATAAGGCTAGACACTTTTGCTGCTGGCCTTGTGGGAAATATTGCTTCGGCTTATGGGATCTCTATAAAGGGTAAGAATGGCAACCAAAAAAAACCAGTTATAGTGGATAATAAGAATACTAAAGTTGGTATCAAATGAAGAAGCTTTTACTACTTGCCGCCCTCTGTGTTCCATCTGCGGCCTACTGTGACATTCAGAGTACTATTACGTCATCAGTCAAACTGGAATCCCTATCGGCAGCAACTTCAGCCGATAAACTGGGATCTAGTTACAGCATAAGCGGTACAAATATTTCTACTGTTGACTCAAACAGCAATGCAACTGTGGGTGGCTTTGGAACTGTAAGTTCGGGGGTTCCGTCAGTGACCATGCCCACTGCGTCACAAACTGTAGCTGGTGAAACTTTTAGTTTTTCTCAGGCATACTTAGAGGGTGATGCTACACCTTCGGCAGCAATAACTTCACTGGGGACTGTTCAAAACTTTAGTGATTTGACATCAACTGCGAGTGGTTCCGTAGGTACTGCCTCTATTTCACTCGACCACCATACAATGAGTTTAGATGGAGGGAGTGGCACAGGTATTGTGCTTACTGGACAATTTGTGACTGATTTGACTATTGATTAATGTGGAAGTATCTGCCGCTGCTACTTTTTGCTAGTCCAGTTTATGCTCAAACTGTAGTCCCAAACTTTAATTCTGCGACTAGCACATCACGCAGCGTCACTGTAAATAGTTTGCAAGAAAATATTCGAGAAATTCGCTACAATTCAGGCTATACCTACTCAGTCACAGGATCTGGTATATCTTGCGGAAATTGCGATACAATTTCTATGCCCAATGCCACAGTGACAGAAACCATCAATGGAACTACCTACGAATGGACAGGCTTAAATATGGATCAAAAACCAAACTGGCAGCAAACCACTCAAGGAAACGCTTTTCAATTTTCAGAGTTTTACAAAGGCCCTTCTCTCGAATCAGTAATCGACATAACAAGACAAGTGACCTCAGAGGTCGTAACAGATACTACTATTATATTTTCCAACTAATAACCCTTTTTTCTTGTCTGCCTAGTTATGCCAACACCTCGACAATAGCCAATCCACAGAGCAATACAAGTTCCTCAGTATCGAATTTTGCAACCCAAGTTTTGACAGGCCCTATGACAGAGAACAGCTATGGTGGTGGTATTCAATGTTCTGGAGCTACACTATCGGTCAGCCCATTCGCCACAACTTCCGTTGCAATAAAGCGTCCTCAAGACTACATTTTCCACACACCAGTTTATAACGAAGCAACAGATGATGATGGCAACCTCACAAATGCGGGTGAGATTTTATATTTTCGAGAAAATTACAGCGGCAATAAAGATGCCACTTCTTTTAACTTTGGTATAGCTGCAACAATATCTGTTCCACTTGATAGACGTTTTCAAGATGCTTGCCTCAAAAGTGCAACCACTCAGGAAAAGATAATGCGGCAACAATTATCAACAGCCAGATTGAACTATGAATTGGCCAGATTGAAAAATTGCCATGAGCTTAGAGTTAGTGGGGCAGAATATTCCCCAAAATCTGAATACTTCGATCTTTGTTCAGATATAGTAAGCAAACCTAAAATGAACCAAGTTATCCCTCATACACACAAAATTGAGCTAAATAAGTAAATTTAGTCCACTCAGAATCGCCTGTAAGGGGCTTGTAATTTTGCTACCTTATGTTTGTGCCTTTGATTTATCCTTAGATTTAGTCAGACGCTTAATGGCTGTTTTGATGAGGTTTTTTAGTAAATTGGCTATGATAGGTGAACCAGCCGCAGTAACAGCAATAATTGAAGTGTTAACAAGAACAGGAGTGCT